CGGCCAGCCCCACCCACCGGTGACCTGCATCACCGTCGGCTTGATACCAACGCTTTGGGGCACCGTGCCGTAGATGCGCAGCGCGGTGTACACCCCGTCGGGGTTCGGCACCGGCCACGCACGCCACTGGACTGCGCTCAGCGCGACCGTCGAGCCATCCATCAGCACTCGGGCGACGCTGTTCACGACGGTGCAGTCATATGGTGCGAGGGACAGCCACCCGCCGCCCTCCCACTCGAACGAGCGGGTGGCGCTCGCGGTGATCGGCGTGAATTCCCGCTCGGTGTACCTCAGGATCAGTCGTGAGGCGCGGGTGATGAGCTCGCTGATGGTGTCGTCCTGGCCCGCGTCGCTCGTCTGCTTCTGCAGGAAGTTTCGGACGTCGTCCAGCGTGCACAGGTCGATCGCCGCCAAGGCGGGCTCCTATCGCTTCGAGGCGCGTTTGCGCGGGGGCTTCGCCTCCGCGCCGAGGCGCGCGAGTTCTGCGGTGACGTCCGCGGCGCGATCGTCCTGGCCGTTGGCGAGGTACATGTCGCGCTCGCGGATCAGCCCCGCGATGTAGGTGGCGTTGCGTTCGTCTGTCATACGGGGCGGGCGGGGAATCGAACCCCGCCGAACCGTTCCATGCGCCCCTGAAACCCGTGGGGGTTTCGCCTCCGGGGTGTCCGTTCCCCAGGGCCCTGACCTGAGCCGGCCTAGAAGCTCGGCGTGGTCAAGCCCGTGCCGCCGATCGACCCGATCGACGCCGGGTACAGGCCGCCGAAGAACAGGTGGTAGGCGTACTGGCGGAACGTGACGTAGCCGGTGGTGATGCCCGCGGCGCGGAACGCCTCGGCCTGCACCGGCGACGAGTACAGCCGCTGATCAGCCAGCCGGAACGCCAGGATCGCGTCCTGGGTGGACGACAGGTTCGTCGGCACGTTCGCGTCGGTGAACACCGGCATCGCGCCGATCACGCCGGCGTACCCCTGCGACGAGATGATGTCGATGACGCCCATCGCGTTGACGGCCTGGTTCGTCGGCAGCACGCTGCCGGGAACCACCAGCGGACGGTTCTGCGAGTCGGACTGCGCCAGCAGCCACGCCCAGCGGCGCGGATGCATCAGGAACAGGTCCGGCGGCAGGTAACGCCCGGTGTGGATCTGCTGCACGATGTCCTGCAGCTTCGAGTACAGGCCCGCCGCGGTCGGCGTGCCCGTCGTGTACGTGCTCGTCTTGATGCTGCCGACGTTCAGCAGGCCGGTCGCCTGCCCCGACGAGCCGGACCCGTTGATCACCTGGATATCGAGGCGCTGCGCGTGATCGGCGGCGAGATCACCAAAGATCACTTCGTCGAGCGCGAGCGGCGACTGCTCGAGGGCCTGCAGCGAGATCGACACCGTGCCACCGACGGTGAACACCGAGGCGCTCACCGGCGTCGCGACGAAGTCGGTGCTCGAGAACGTTCCGAGCTCCGCCGTCTGCACCGCCGTGCTGGTGCCGGTCGTCAGCTGCGGCCAGTTGATGTTGTCGATCCCGGGCGGCAGCTCGCGCTCACCGATCAGATTCGCCGCGATCTTGTTCGGGCGAGCGTAGATCGCGTAGTCCTCGACGAGCCACAGCGGCGGGACAAACGCGCCGGCGCCGCCGGTGTCAGCCTTGCCACCGGAGATCACCGTGCGCTGCTCCGCGTCGACCCCGAGCGAACGCAGCTGCGCGCTGGTGAGCGTCGCGCGCACCTCCGCACCGTGGCGGTTGAGGCGCTCCGCGGCACCCTGGTCGCCGCGGACCTGCGCGAGCGCGAGGTCGCGGTACCAGCGCGTCTCGTGCTGGTTGTCCTTGCGGTAGGTGTGCGGCTCCGACACGACCTGCATCTGCGGCGTCGGTGCCTTGCGCTCCTCCTGCTCGGGCTCGGGGGTTTCGACCTGCACGGGCAGGTTCTTGCGTGCCTCGGCGACCTTCTCGGCGCGCTCGAGGGTCTTGATGGCGGAAGCGTGGCGCTCCTCAGCCTCCGAGAACTTGCGCTCCAGGGCGTCGGTGTCGGCGCCCTCCTGCGGGTTCTCGATGGCTTCGAGAGCGGCTTCCATGTCCGCGAGGGCCTTTGTGACAGCCTCGCGGGCAGCGGCGATGTCACCCATCGCTGCCTCCTTGCGTTGTCAGAGGGACTATTTGCTCTTGGCGGCGGCCAGCCGGACCCTCAGCGCGTTGACGCGCCGGCGATCGGGGTGGTTCGTCGTCTCGCTGCCCTCTGGGGCGACAGCGTCGGCGCCCACCGCTTCGTGCGGTGCGGCGTCCTGGCCCGCCTTGACGGCGCGACCTTCCTGCACAGCCCGCTCATACGAGCGGACAAGTTCTGCGTGAGCGGCGGGGTACGCGCCCTGCGCGACGACGCTCACATCGTAAAGCCCTGAAACCTGGGTGATGGTGCGCAGCACGCGCCCATCCGGCATGGTCTCCCACTCCTCGCCCGACGGGTCGACCGTGAACGCGAACGACATGCCGTCCACCAGCCCGTCGCGGAGCTTCACGACCTCGTCCTGGCCGTAGGAGGTCGCGGTGTTCACTCGCGCCCACACGTGCAGCCCGTGCGGTGTCTCGCGCAGCTCGAGCGACCCGTTCGCGGTGCGCGCCAACGGCTTGGCCATGTCATGCTCGCTGACGAGGTGCACATCCGGGTTGCCGGCGAGCACATCAGCGAACGCGTACGGGCGAATGCGCTCGACGAACCCTCCCAGATCGAGAGAGTCGCTGTTGAACACGGCGGCCTCGCCGCGCAACGTGACGTAGTCGCTGCCGGCGCCTGAGTCGCGAACCTCGAGCCCTTCGAGACGCGCGACGAAATGGTTTCGCTCTTCGGTCATTCTTCGCTCCCCATCCCTGGGGTCGGTTGCAGGTTCGGCGCACCGCCGACCGGGGTCTGCAGATACTCATCGCCGCCGGGGATCGGCGGCAGGTCCTCTTGCTCGCGAATGTCGTTGATCGACAGCCAGCCGCCCTGACGACCCGTGTTGTACGCGCCGTAACGCGACGCCATGTCAGCCCGGACGAGATCATCGACGTCGAACTCGGCGCACAGGTTCGACCCATCGGGGAACAGGTCGCGGTCCGCGTTGAGCGCGCGCTCGATGCGATTCACCCACGGCCCGATGCCATGCCGCAGCAGCCTCGAGTCCTCAGCCTCCGCGTCAGGTACCGGGCGTGCTTCGGTGTCCGCCATGAACCCGAGCGGGATCGTGAAGATACGCGCGGTTTCCTGCACGCTGAACTTCGCGAGCTCCACGAACTGCACGTCCTTCGGGCTGATACCGATCGACTGGTACGCCGCACCGTTGTCCAAAACGGCGACCTTGCCGCCGTTCGCCGGCCCCTGGTGCCGGGAGTTCCAAGACTCGCGCAGCTCATCGCGCTGCGGCTTGGTCATGCGTCCCTGCACCGTCACGATCCCGCCCGGTGTCGCGTCGTTCTCGAAGAACCGCCGCGCGTACACCTCGGCGTGAAGGTGCTTGCGATACGTGGGGGCGGCGAGTTCGATCAAGCCCTTTCCGATCATCGGGTCGGCCGTGGTCTTGCCAACGATGTGCAGCAGCGATGACCGCGGGATCTCGTACCACGACCCGCCGGTGATGCGCACCTTGTACTGCACGTTCCCGGTCGCCGGGTCGCGCTGGATCGTGAACGACTCGGGGTTCAGCGGGAACAGTTCCGTGACCTCGCCGCGCGTCATGCTCTTCAACGACAGCGCGTTGCCGTAGAACAACATCGACCACACGGTGTGCTCAACCCACTGGAACCCCGACATCTGCATGTTCGGCTGACCGAGAAGATCCGACTGCCACGCGTCATCCGCATCGACGCGGACACCCGTCGCCGGGTCCTCACGGAACACGTCGAGGCACATCCCCGCGATGCTCTCCGAGATCAACCGTCCCGCGGAGATCACGACCGGGAGCGTCGTAACCTCGTCCGTCGTGACCGGCAGAACGCCGGGCGGCGGGACGGGCGGCACGAACGCGTCGGCGTTCGCGTCACGCAGCTCGAGGTTGCTGCCGGCGCGGGTGCGGAGAATCACCGCAGCACCTGCACGAACCGAACGTTCGAGCGGTGCACCTCGACGTCACCGCCGAGCGCGTGCGTGCGCTCCTCGTTCTCGAGGAGCCGCGGTGCGTAGAGCACATAGTGCTGGGCGCATAGCTTGCGCGTCATCAGCCCCTCCAAAGTTTCACCGGACAGCAGGTGCAAGCGCACCTTTCGCGTAGCTCTCAAGCTCTCAGATCCATTCCAGAACGGGGACGCCCTGCTCCTCCTGCACATCCGCAACACCGAACGCCAGGCACAACGCCACGAGAGCGTCCTGCGGCAACCGGGCTCGCTTCTTGCCGATCCGCCAGCCGCGCTCCGTCTGCACCGACTGCCCCGCCGCCACATGCTGCGCCAACACCGGATCGCCGTCATGGCGGATGCGGCGCCCCACGATCGCCTCATACAACCGCTGCGACGCCGGCACCATGCGAGCGTTCGTCATCGGATGCTCGATCGTGAGCAGACCATCAGCCTCGAGCAGCTGCGCCGACCGCGTGAAGTTCCACGGGTCATACGCAACACCCAACACCTCATACCGCGACGCCAGACCTCGGATGTGCTCCTCCACCAAGCTCATGTCGAGCTCGCCCGATGGCGGCGGGTCGAACACCGTCGCGCGCACATCCAGCCGCTCATCCGCCGCGTAATGCAGCAGCACCACAGCCGAATGGTCCTTGCGCAAACCGACGTCGACGCCGAGCCACACCGCGCCGCCATCCGGGATCTGCGCACCCTCGTCGAAACACGCCTCCCACGCACCCGCCGGAAGCCACGCCCCCTCCTCCGACGTCGCGAGGTTGCAAACGAACCGCAACCAGTGCGCCGGCGTCATCGACGGCGACCTGCGCCGGCGAGCGAGCTTCTCCTCCGTAATGGTCGACAACGGATTCGCCAACTTGACGGCCCGCATGTCCTCCGGATCATCGCGATCCATGATCGACCACTCATGCAACACCGCATCAGCCGTCGCAACCCGCGAATGCCGACCATCGCGCTCCGGCACAGCCATCAACCGCATACGGTCGCGCATCTCCTCGAACGCGTTGCCCGGCGAACCCGCCGTGCTGATCCCAACGATCTGGCCTCCACGCTTGTCGAGCTTGCCGCGCCACACCCGCCACAACCGCATGTCCCCACCACGCTCCGCCATGCGATGCAACTCATCGCAGAACGCGATATCGAAGATCGCGCCATCCCCCGTGCGATCGTCAGCGGCGAAAACCTTGATCTCCGCACCGTTCTCCTGATGCGTGATCTTCCTGTACCCCTCATACACCCGGAACTCAGCCTCGAGCCCCGAACGACGAACGAGGTCCGCGGCCTGCCCGAACAACAACCCAGCCTGATCACGCGACGCCGCAGCCAACGGAATCCGCGCATACTCATTCTGCCGCGCGAACGCCAACGCCACCCCCGCCATCAACGTCGTTTTCGCGTTGCCCTCCGGGATCACCACCACGATCTCCGGCGCGCCCGCCGCGATGTCCTCGATGATCGCCCGCTGGAACGGCTCCACCACCCAACGGGCGCCCGTATCCAACGTCAACTGCTCAAGGAACTCGATGGTGGTCGCCGCGTCCAACGCAGCCAAATTCCGACCCCTGTGGTTTGTTTTTCGCGGCTCAGTCAGCGCGGTCTAGCCGACCGTTGCTCCTACAACTACCCCCCCTTGTGTGTCAGGAGCGTCGGGCATGGCGTAGGTGCCGTAGATCGCTGGGTTTCTGGCGCATGTGCCGATCATGATGTCGGCTATCGCCTTCTCGGCTTTCGGGTTGCCTTGGGCT